ATGATAGCGATAATTTTACTCATCATCCTTCACATCTGGCTCTGTAGACAGGGTGGTGATCACTTCTGGAGTGAATCCAGATTAAACATCTCATTGCTGATGCTTGATATTGAGCATCTGGCGCGCGGTAAGGGGCTGCGTTGAGATAAGAGCCAGTTCATTACAAAGCCTATCTACTGGTGGGCTTGATAATGAAACCGGAATTTATTCTGGGTAACCAGTTACGGCAGTACAGCGAAACAACCCAAGCCAGTAAGTGGGGAAATAACACTGGCAGCCACTGAAAGATGAACCTCCTGCCTTATGGCAAAAAAAGATTCTTTGTGGTGGCGGACTGATGGAAAGACATCCTAATCAAGCAACCACTCCACAGGGTCATAATTATGAACGACCAGCAAATCGAAAAAGAAATCGTTGAGAAAGGCAAAACCGCTCCGAGAATCACTCCGCAGCACATCGAAGACGTGATTAAAAGCGAGCATTACTTTACTGCTTATGATGGACGTAATGGTGCCATTTCCAGCAACGAATATTGTGGCAGGGAAAAACCAGAAGAAGGCGATCGTGATTTATCACCATTGAAGTTGCTCACTTTCTGCGTACTGGTGCTGAAGAATGGCTTCACCGTCACCGGAGAGAGTGCCTGTGCAAGCCCGGAAAACTTTGATGCAGAAATTGGTCGGAAGATTGCCCGGCAAAATGCTGTAAACAAAATCTGGATGCTCGAAGGTTACTTGCTGAAGCAGAAGCTAAGCGAACAGTAGTTATTACAAAAGCCATTCCCCACAGAGTGGCTTTGATAATGGCTTATACCCTACACGGGATAACTTAACTGATATCCCTTTTAACGGATAAACGGAGCCAACAATGGCAGAGATTATTCCCATGACTGAAGAACAGAAATTCCAGTTAGAGATTTACAAACTGGTCATGAACCAGAACGCAGCCGCAGAAGAAGCATTTCAATTCATTGGCACTGACGAGCTGAAGCTTGAGCTATTCAAAATTCACTTCCAGTCAGGTGGCGCTAATTCAGATATCACGACCCGCACTATCGAAGCGGTGCGTAAATCGAAGGAAGCGTTAGACCTGTTCACTACCGGAGCATAAACATGGCACGCCCAACAAAGTATCAAGAGGCGTATGCCGAACAGGCACGCAAACTGTGCTTGCTGGGCTACACCGATGCAGAACTTGCTGATTTCTTTGAAGTCAGTGAGTCAACTATTAACAAGTGGAAGCTTGATTATCCTAAGTTTTCGGAGTCCATAAAAAAGGGTAAGGCCGTCGCTGATGCAGAAGTTAGTGATCGTCTTTATCAACGAGCTATGGGCTTCGTGGCTCCAGACATCGATATTCGTGTTATTGAAAACAGAATTGTCGAAACTCCGCTTGAGAAGTATTACCCGCCTGATACAACCGCTGCCATCTTCTGGCTTAAGAACCGACAGAAGGATAAATGGCGCGACAAGGTTGATCACGAGCTAACAGGCAAAGACGGCGGCGCAATCCAGATTGAAACATCACCGATGAGCACTCTATTCGGAAAATGACCTCGATTAATCCTATCTTTGAACCGTTCATTGAGGCGCATCGCTACAAAGTCGCCAAAGGCGGTCGAGGTAGCGGTAAATCATGGGCAATTGCGAGACTGCTTGTTGAAGCGGCGCGTCGGCAGCCAGTGCGTATTCTCTGTGCTCGTGAACTGCAAAACAGTATCAGCGATTCGGTAATCCGGTTGCTTGAAGACACCATAGAGCGGGAAGGGTATTCGGCTGAGTTTGAAATTCAGCGTTCAATGATTCGTCATCTCGGAACGAATGCTGAATTCATGTTCTACGGCATCAAAAACAACCCGACGAAGATTAAATCGCTAGAAGGCATTGATATCTGCTGGGTGGAGGAAGCGGAAGCGGTAACGAAGGAATCATGGGATATCCTGATACCAACCATCCGCAAGCCATTTTCCGAAATATGGGTGAGCTTTAACCCGAAAAACATCCTCGACGATACCTATCAGCGATTCGTCGTAAATCCTCCAGATGATATTTGTCTGCTGACGGTGAACTACACCGACAACCCGCACTTTCCTGAAGTTCTCCGTCTGGAGATGGAAGAGTGTAAACGCAGAAATCCGACACTGTATCGTCACATCTGGCTTGGTGAGCCAGTAAGCGCAAGTGATATGGCAATCATCAAACGTGAATGGCTTGAAGCCGCAACCGATGCGCACAAGAAACTAGGATGGAAAGCGAAAGGCGCTGTTGTTTCTGCACATGACCCGTCAGATACAGGGCCGGATGCTAAAGGTTATGCATCGCGTCACGGTTCGGTAGTTAAGCGCATTGCCGAAGGTCTGCTGATGGACATCAACGAGGGGGCTGACTGGGCTACTTCGCTGGCGATTGAAGACGGTGCTGACCACTACTTGTGGGATGGTGATGGTGTCGGTGCAGGGCTACGCAGACAGACAACGGAAGCGTTCTCCGGTAAGAAAATCACCGCCACGATGTTCAAGGGCAGCGAATCGCCATTTGATGAAGATGCACCATATCAGGCTGGAGCATGGGCTGATGAAGTCGTGCAGGGCGACAACGTTCGCACTATTGGCGATGTGTTCCGCAATAAGCGAGCGCAATTCTATTACGCGCTGGCTGACAGGTTGTATCTGACATATCGGGCGGTTGTCCACGGTGAGTATGCAGACCCCGACGACATGCTGAGCTTCGACAAAGAAGCGATAGGCGAGAAGATGCTGGAGAAGCTGTTTGCAGAACTGACGCAGATTCAGCGCAAATTCAATAACAACGGGAAGCTGGAGCTTATGACTAAGGTCGAAATGAAGCAGAAGCTCGGTATTCCATCTCCTAACCTGGCTGATGCGCTGATGATGTGTATGCATTGCCCGGAGTCGGCTGCGCAACCCGACTATTCCAGTTACTCAATTCCTTGTGGTGTAGGTTGATATGGCAGAAAAAAAGATGACTGACTGGCATCGCAAGGTGCTGTGCAACTTTGATAATGCCTGGTCAGCAACGCAGGATATGCGTGAGCAGATTATTGAGGCTCAACGTTTCGTCCGGGTATCCGGCGCACAGTGGGAAGGCAGCACAAACGCTGGTTACTCATTTGATGAAGGCAGGTTTGAGCATTACCCGCGCTTTGAACTGAATAAGATTGCCCGTGAATGTGATCGCATCATTGGCGAGTATCGACAGAATCGCATCAGCGTTAAATTCAGGCCGAAGGATGACAAGGCATCGGAAGCGTTAGCCGAAAAGATGAACGGCAAATTCCGCGCTGACTATCAGGAAACATCAGGTGGCGAAGCGTGTGATAACGCATTTGATGATGCTGTAACGGGCGGATTCGGTTGTTTCCGCATGTGTGCCGATTACGAAGATGAAATGGACCCAAGTAACGAGCAGCGACGCATCAGCCTTCTTCCTGTTTACGACCCGGCGACATGCGTCTTCTTCGATCAGGACAGCAAACAATATGACCGCTCTGATGCTATGTGGGCTATGGAAATGTTCTCCATGACGCCTAAAGCGTTCGAGGCTGAATACCCTGATTCCATTGCGGCAAGCCTTTCGCGGGATGGCACTGGTACTCAGTATGACTGGTCAACGCCTGACGCCATCTATGTTGGACGTTACTACGAAGTTCGCATAGAGAAGGTGAAGCTCACGGCGTGGCGCAACCCTGTTAGCGGAGAAACGGCAATCTATGATGAAGAGCAAATCAAAGATATTGTCGACGAGCTGACCGATGGTGCATTCGAACTGATTGGCGAGCGAACGGTGAAGAAGCGCCGCGTTTATTGCGGTCTTCTGTCTGGCGCTGAATGGCTGGAAGAACCGAAGCGTATTCCGGGTGAACATATTCCTCTCATCCCGGTATATGGGCGTCGCTCATTTGTTGATAATCAGGAGCGAATCGAAGGCCACGCAGCAAAAGCGATGGATGCACAGCGTCTTGAGAACCTGATGGTTTCCATGATTGCAGATAACGCTACTCAGGCTGGCGGTGATGGCATTCCTGTAGTTGATGTTGACATGATTCCTGGTCCTCTCGCCACTCATTGGGCGGAGCGCAACAAAAAGCGCCCGGCGTTCCTGCCGATGGTCAGTCTGAAAAACAAAAACGGAGATATTACTGCGCAGGCTCAGGTCAGCAGTTATACGCCTCCGACACAAATGCCTCCAGCTCTTGCCGGGCTATTGCAGTACACCGGAACGGCTATTCAGCAAATTACAGGTGCGTCGCAGCTTGAGAACATGCCGAGCAACGTCGCTACTGATACCGTTGATAGCATTTTTAACCGGATGGACACGCAGTCCTATATCTACATGGACAACATGGCTAAATCTATGCGTCGCGCTGGCGTTGTGTGGCTTTCTATGGCGCGTGAAGTCTATGGCAGCGATACGCCGATGCGTATCGTTAATGAGGACGGCAGCGATGACGTGGCGCTGATGACTGGTGAAGTGGTTGACCGTCAGACAGGGCAGGTTATCGCGCTTAACGACCTTTCGCAGGGTAACTATGAAGTGACTGTCGATGTCGGTCAGTCGTTCGCTACTCGCCGTGATGCAACGGTTAAGTCGTTACTTTCCATGCTGGCACTTATCCCACCAGGAACGCCGAAGCACGACCTTGTATCGTCGATGATTCTCGACAATATGGACGGCGAAGGGATGGACGACCTGAAAGAATACAACCGCAATCAGTTGCTTCTGTCTGGAGTTATCAAGCCGAGAACGCCAGAAGAACAGCAGATGGTTGAGCAGGCGAAACAACAACAGGCCAGTCAGCCAGATCCGGCTATGGTTGCTGCGCAAGGTCAGCTTCTTGCTGGTCAGGCTGAATTGCAGAAAGCGCAGAACGAGCAGGCAGCCATTCAGGTTAAAGCATTCCAGGCACAGACTGATGCTCAGGTTGCAGCGGCAAACGTTGTGAAAATCCTCGCATCTGCTGATAGCCAGCAGAAATCTGATATCCGCGAGGCTCTGAAACTGCTCGGACAGTTCCAGCAACAGCAAGGAGACAATGCCCGTGCTGATGCAGAGCTTGTCCTGAAAAGTCAGGCACAGGGCCATGCGCTGCGCATGGACATCAGCAGCATCCTGCAAAAATCAACTCAGCAACAACCACAGCAGTAATTAACCCATAACGTGCAATGGCTGTCTTTATGAGGCCTGGCACCCTATTGCCTTCCGATGGGCTGAACATCGAGTAAACAGGGGTAACAAATGGACCAGATGGCAGAAAACACACCAGAAGTTGAAATCGAAACCGACGCGTCAGAGCAGATTCCTGATGATGTCGAACTGGCTGAAGAAGTCGAAACAGAAGATGGCAGTGAGTCATCCGGCAATGATGTAGAGGAAGCTACTGAAACTGATGACGACGAATCAGAACAGGAATTCTACTTTGGTGACGAAAAGTTGGATTCGCCAACCAGCGAAGATGGCGCAGAGCATGGACTGGTAAAACACCTGCGCAAGACGATTAAAGAGAAAGACCGTGAGCTGAAAGAGCTGATGCGTCAGTCTCAGAAACCCGTCGAGCAGCAGCCGGTAATCACTCAACCACCGCGAATGCCAAAACTGGATGATGAGGACATCGGTTTCGATGAAGAAATCTACCAGCAACGCATGGCTAAGTGGGCAGAGGATAACGGCAAGTACCAGCAACAGGAGATGGCTCGCAAGCAGAAGGAGCAGGAGCTTCAGGCTGCCTATCAAGAGCGATTATCCAAATATCAGCAACGTGTTAAGGCTCTCAAAGTTCCTGGCTATCAGGAAGCTGAGCAGGCCGTACTCGAGGAAATCCCCATCGAGACACAAAACGCGATCTTGTTTGAGTCAGAGAAGCCGGAAATCGTTGTTCTGGCACTCGGTCGCAACGCTGAACTGCGCAAGCAACTGGCAGAAGCTACCAACCCCGTAGCAATTGGTCGTCTGCTGGAACGTATCGAATCGAAGGCCAGAATCATGCCAAAAGCAAAAACCACGGCAGCCACAACCCCGACAGTTAAGGGGAGCAACGGCGCAGTAATCAACAACCTCGACAAACTGAAAGCCAAGGCGCTGGAAACTGGTGACTGGACGCCGTATTTCGCCGCTAAAAAGGCAAAAAAATAACCTATCGGAGCATTAAGCATGGCTAACCAATTAGCAAAAGACCTTGAAATCATGTTCGAAAACTACGTTGAAGGCTTTGAGGCCGCCTGCGTAGTTTCCCGTAACGCTAAAAAATTCCGTCCCGGTGATACAGCAATGCAGCGAGCAGGTGATGTTCTGTATCGTCCGCAGCATTACCACATGAACATTGAGGAAGGCCTAGACCTCAGCGGCAAAACGCCAACAGCACTGGTTCAGCGCCTTGTTCCTTCTGTGTTCAAGGAGCCGAAAAACATTCTGTACACTCTGGATGCGCGTGAAATGCGTGACCCGGAACATAAAACTGAAGCTGGTCGCGCCGCAGGTATGCGCCTTGCTGCACAGATTGACTCTGACCTGATTTCCATGGTTACGCAGCGTGCTACTAACGTGATCACGATGGCTGACTCAACCACAGGTTCACAGGGCCGTGATTTGTGGAATTGTGCGGCAGGTATTGATGCCACCATGACGGCGATTGGTGTACCTCAGGGTATCAACCGTCGCTCTTTCTGGAACCCCTTCAACTACAAAGACCTTGCTGGCGAGCTTGGTCACCGTGCCTATGCTCAGGGCGCAACCCTGACAGCATACGAAAAAGCGCAAATCCCTCCGGTTGCGTCCTTCGATAGCTACAAGACCGATATTTCTGGTCGTGTTCCGAAGGGTACAGCAACTTCCATTACGCTGGCAGCAGCACCTGCGCACAAGGTTGAAGCGAAAGATGCTAACGATATGCCAGTGGATAACCGACAGGGGACCATTACGGTATCTGCTGAAGGTTTGCAGGTTGGCGATGCGTTTACCATCGCAGGGGTGAATTCTGTACACCAGATCACCAAAGATACCACCGGGCAGCCGCAGGTATTCCGCGTTCTGGCAGTAAGCGGAACGACAGTAACTATCTCCCCGAAAATTCTGCCGCCTGACAACGCGGATGTCGCCAGCCGACCATATGCAAACGTTGATGCTAATGCGGCAAGTAGCGCAGCAATCACCATTCTCAACAAAAATGCCGCACCGGCTAACCTGTTCTGGGCTGATGGTTCTGTTGAACTGATGTACGGCAAGCTGGCGTTCCCAACTGGTCAGGGTCCACAGGTAATGACAGCAACCACCGAGCAGGGCGCTACGCTGATCATGTCTTACGCCTTCGACCACATCAAAGGTGTAACCACTGCGCGTTTCACCACCCTGTACGGTTGCTCTGTACTTGTTCCTGAATATACGGGCATCGTTATTGCCGGGCAGTAATTTTGGTGGGGCTTCGGCCCCATTTTTATTGGGAGAAGACAATGGCACGAACAATGCTCTATAAGCCTGGCAACATGATCACCTGTGGTCAGTTTGCTGTCGATTACATCATTGTTGATGACGAAGAAGTTAAATCTCACCTGAAAAAAGGCTGGGTAAAAACTCCTGAAGAAACCGCAACGAAGCATAAAGTGGCTAAGGCGGAAGAAGATGGCGAAAACGAAGGGTGATCTCGTTCTTAAGGCTTTACGAAAAGCCGGGCTGTATTCCAATGCCACGTTGACAGATGCTGACCCTCAGGCAATTGAAGATGCCATTAATGACCTCGAAGACATGATGGCAGCATGGCAGGCTAAAGGTATCGAGCTTGGATATCAGTTTGCTGATACAGAAAACGGCATCATGCCGTTACCTGACGATGATTCAGGTATCCCTGCATGGGCAAATGATGGCGTCGCTTTGAAACTCGCTGTGCAAGTGTGCATGGATAACGTCATTCAGCCGTCAGACGCTCTCCTTACCACTGCTGACAGTGCATATCAGACAATCTGTATCGCTTTAACCAAAATACCACCACTTGAGCGGCGAAATGACATGCCTCGCGGTAGTGGTAACAAAAGCGCGTTTACGTGGAATCGGTTTTACATCGAGAAAGATGATCCGAGTACGTGAGGTGAATAAATGCCGATTCAGCAACTTCCGCTTATGAAAGGCGTCGGCAAAGACTTTCGAAACGCCGACTATATCGACTATCTGCCAGTGAATATGTTGGCTACACCCAAAGAAATCCTGAACAGCAGCGGATATCTTCGCTCATTCCCGGGCATTGCCAAACGTTCTGATGTGAACGGTGTATCTCGCGGCGTCGAGTACAACATGGCGCAGAATGCTGTTTATCGCGTGTGTGGTGGCAAGTTGTATAAGGGCGAAAGCGAAGTCGGTGACGTCGCTGGAAGTGGTCGCGTATCAATGGCGCATGGTCGAACATCTCAGGCTGTAGGCGTTAATGGTCAACTGGTCGAGTATCGCTATGATGGTACGGTTAAAACCGTCTCAAACTGGCCTACAGACAGCGGATTCACACAGTACGAGTTAGGTTCAGTTCGTGACATTACGCGCTTACGTGGGCGTTATGCGTGGTCAAAAGACGGTACTGATTCATGGTTTATCACTGACCTTGAAGACGAATCGCACCCTGACCGCTACAGCGCACAATATCGTGCCGAGTCTCAGCCGGACGGCATCATCGGCATCGGAACATGGCGAGACTTCATCGTCTGCTTTGGTTCATCGACGATTGAATATTTTTCCCTGACAGGATCAACTACCGTTGGTGCCGCTTTGTATGTCGCACAGCCATCACTGATGGTGCAAAAAGGCATCGCCGGGACTTACTGCAAAACGTCATTCGCTGATTCTTATGCGTTCATCAGCAATCCGGCAACAGGTGCTCCGTCTGTATACATCATCGGCTCCGGTCAGGTATCACCAATCGCCAGCGCGAGCATTGAGAAAATTCTCCGCTCCTACACTGCTAATGAACTGGCTGATGGTGTGATGGAGTCTCTGCGATTTGATGCGCATGAGCTGCTGATTATCCATCTTCCGCGCCATGTTCTCGTGTACGACGCATCTTCAAGCGCCAATGGTCCGCAATGGTGTGTGCTGAAAACGGGCCTGTATGACGATGTGTACCGCGCTATCGACTTCATTTACGAAGGCAATCAGATAACGTGCGGTGATAAGCTGGAGTCCGTGACCGGGAAATTGCAATTCGACATCAGCAGCCAGTACGACAAGCAACAGGAACACCTGCTGTTTACTCCACTGTTCAAAGCGGATAACGCCAGAGTGTTCGACCTTGAGGTTGAATCGTCAACTGGCGTTGCGCAGTACGCCGACCGCCTTTTTCTCTCTGCAACCACTGACGGCATCAATTACGGGCGTGAGCAGATGATTGAGCAGAATGAACCGTTCGTTTACGACAAGCGTGTTTTGTGGAAGCGAGTAGGGCGCATCAGGAAAAACATTGGTTTCAAATTGCGCGTTATCACGAAGTCACCTGTCACTCTGTCTGGCGCTCAGATAAGGATTGAGTAATGGCGGATTCGAATCTCAATGTGCCGGTAATCATCCAAGCTACGCGGCTCGATACATCAGTTCTTCCACGCAATATCTTCTCGCAGTCGTATCTGCTTTACGTTATCGCACAGGGCACTGATGTTGGTAACGTGGCTAACAAGGCCAACGAGGCCGGACAGGGCGCTTATGACGCACAAGTCAGGAACGATGAGCAGGATGTGATTCTCGCTGACCATGAGCAGCGAATTTCTGCTGCGGAAGCAACGCTTGTTAATCATGAGGAGCGAATCAGCCAGGCAGAATCAACTCTTCAGGACCATGAAACGCGAATCGCTCAGAATGAAAGCGATATTGCGTCGCTTGATACCAGAGTTCAGTCGCTGGAGTCGCAGGTTTCAGACCATGAAACGCGCATTGATGCTCTGGAGTATGCAACCACACGCAAGAAGTCAGAGGTTGTTTACTCTGGCGTATCAGTAACCATCCCGACAGCGCCGACCAACCTTGTTAGCCTGCTGAAAACGCTCACGCCGTCATCCGGGACGTTGGCACCATTCTTCGACACTGTTAACAACAAGATGGTTGTGTTCAACGAGAACAAAACCTTGTTCTTCAAGCTGTCGATTGTCGGGACGTGGCCCAGCGGAACCGCCAACAGGTCAATGCAGCTAACATTTTCCGGTTCTGTTCCTGACACACTGGTAAGCGGTCGCAACTCGGCGACAACAACCGACAACATCCTGTTAGCTACGTTCTTCAGCGTGGATAAAGACGGCTTTCTTGCCACAAATGGCAGTACGTTAACCATTCAGTCAAATGGGGCGGCGTTTACTGCCACAACCATCAAAATCATTGCGGAGCAGTGATGATTCAGTTCAAACCAACGCGAAACATCGACCTGATCGAAGCAGTAGGAAATCACCCTGACATTATCGCCGGGAGCAACAACGGTGATGGATACGACTACAAACCTGATTGCCGTTACTTTGAGGTGAACGTGCACGGGCAGTTCGGCGGCATTGTTTACTATCAGGAGATTCAGCCGCTGACATTCGATTGCCACGCCATGTACCTGCCAGAGATTCGCGGCTTCAGCAAGGAAATCGGGCTGGCGTTCTGGCGATACATTCTGACTAACACCACCGTTCAGTGCGTCACATCGTTCGCCGCACGCAAATTCCGCCACGGGCAGATTTACTGCGCAATGATTGGCCTTAAGCGTGTCGGAACCATCAAGAAATACTTTAAAGGCGTGGATGACGTGACGTTTTACAGCGCCACACGCGAAGAACTAATCGACTTCCTGAATCACGGGAGATAGCCATGTTATATGCATTTAAGCTGGGCAGAAAACTGCGCGGCGAGGAACCTTATTGCCCTGAAAAGGGTGGGAAAGGTGGCAGTTCTGATAAAAGCGCAAAGTATGCCGCAGAAGCTCAGAAGTATGCAGCAGACCTGCAAAATCAGCAGTGGCAGACGATCATGAAAAACCTTGCTCCGTTCACGCCTCTTGCGGAGCAGTATGTTAACCAGTTGCAGAATCTTTCCAGTTTAGAAGGTCAGGGGCAGGCACTTAATCAGTATTACAACTCTCAGCAGTATAAAGACCTTGCAGGTCAGGCGCGTTACCAGAGTCTTGCTGCTGCGGAGGCGACGGGTGGACTTGGTTCGACAGCCACAAGCAATCAACTGGCTACGATCGCGCCGACACTCGGTCAGTCTTGGTTATCAAACCAGATGAGCAATTACAACAATCTGGCAAACGTTGGGCTTGGTGCGCTGCAAGGTCAGGCAAACGCCGGGCAGACGTACGCCAACAACATGAGCAGCATTGCACAGCAAAGCGCAGCACTTGCCGCTGCTAATGCCAATAAACCATCAAGTCTTCAGACTGCAATTAGCGGTGGCACGTCTGGTGCGATTGCCGGTGCAGGTCTTGCCAGCCTTTTGGGAACATCAACGCCTTGGGGCGCTGGCATTGGTGCTGGTATCGGATTGCTTGGCTCGTTGTTTTAAGGGGTAATCATGGCTACTTGGCAAGGAACAAACGGCGGATTGTTGGCTGGTATCGGCGGCGTCAACTCAAACGCTCCGAGCGTAAATGACATCGGCAATACGCTTCAGCTTATCAGGCAGAACAATGATATTGAGCGTTCAGGCGCTAACAATGTTGGGCTGACTGCTTTGCAAGGCCTTTCAGGTATTGCGGGGGTGTTTCAGCAGGAAAAGCAGGCTCAGCGGCAGAAAGAATTTCAGCAGGCATACGCTAATGCTTATGCGTCTGGTGATCGCGGTGCTTTGCGTCAGTTGGCTACTCAATATCCAGACCAGATTGAATCCGTTCGTAAAGGCATGGGATTCATTGATGAAGAGCAGCGTAATTCTATCGGCACCTTAGCGGCTGGCGCACGCCTTGCGTCATCGTCTCCAGAAGCAATGCAATCATGGCTGCAAAACAACGCCGGTGAGTTAGCTCGTGTTGGCGTTAATCCTCATGACGTCGCTCAGATGTACCAACAGAACCCGCGGCAGTTCGGCGAATTTGTCGATCACCTGGGGATGAACAGTCTCGGGCCCGAAAAATACTTTGACCTACAGGATAAAATGCAGGGTCGCCAGGTTACCATGCGCGGTCAGGATCTGGATTCGCAAACCGCCGCTCGGAATCAGGCAATCACAATGCGCGGACAAGATATCCAGGCGGATTTAGGTCAGCAGCGCATTAATCTGGACGCAGAAACAAACCGCATTAACAACGAAAATAAGCGCCTTGACCGGATGCTATCAGCAGAAACTAACGACCTGAAGCGCCAGGAAATACAGAGCCGCATAGCAGCCAACAACCAGCAGTTGCAGCAGAAGCAGCAAGCGCTAAATGATGGCTACAAAGACGGCATCAACACCCTCACAACCAGCATGTTCACTCTGAACGATATCGTTAGTTCTCCTTCACTTAAGAGCATTACAGGCTTACGTGGAGTAATCCCCAACGTTCCAGGCTCACAGGCTGCAGACACTCAGGCACGACTTGATACCTTTAAATCACAAGCATACCTGACAGCGGTTCAGGCCATGCGAGGCATGGGCGCACTTTCTGATGCCGAGGGCAAAAAGCTCGACCAGGCTGTTGGTTCGCTGCAGAACTCGCAGAGCGAGGAGTCCTTTCGTCGCAACGCTGGCGTCATCCTGAACACGCTCAACCAGAAGCGTAATGAGGCGGTTGGTAAGTACGTTCAGCAAAACGGTATCAAGCGAGTGGAAGCGCCTCAGGCTTCTATAGATTACCTGAAGCAGCACCCCGAACTGTCAATCGACTTCATTAATCGCTACGGATATCTTCCATCTTTGGGGCAGTAAATGGCTAATTACCGTGATTTGTTAGAGCAGGCTGGCGCACGTTACGGTGTGCCAGAAGGGTTGATGACTGCACTGGGTGCCAAGGAGTCTTCTTACAACCCTGCCGCAGTAAGCTCCGCCGGGGCTGTAGGATTGACTCAGGTCATGCCTGGGACATGGCGTGATATGGGTTATACCGATGAGCAAATGCAAAACCCCGAATATCAGGCTGACGCTGGCGCGCGCTATCTGGCAAAGATGTACCAGCAGTTTGGTAACTGGCGTGACGCTCTTCAGGCTTATCACGACGGTCCCGGCAACGTTATGAAGGCAAAGCGTGGTGAATATACGCCAGGACCTGAAGGCCGCGGTTACGTTGATGATCGCTTTGCTCAATGGGCGGGTGACCCGGTGACAGACTCAACAGTCGAACAGCGCGCCACCTCTGCAAAGGTACATCCTCAGCAAGACCCTAACAACCCGTTTGCACAACTGGAAGCACAGTCATCCGAACAAGTATCGGCATCAGGCGTGCAGTCAGACCCAAATAATCCATTTGCTCAGATTGAGCAGCAGGCAGCCAGTCAGCAGCCACCTCAACCCGTAAGTTCTGTCGCACCGAAACCTGTTCAGCAGCAAGGCGGAATAATGTCTGACCTTGGTAATGGACTTGCTGAAACCGGGCGCGGCTTACTACAGGCAGGAATCAACGTAGCGAACATACCTGCTGAACTCACTGATGCTGTAACAAGCGCGGCGGCTTGGGCTGGAGGTAAACTCGGCATTGGCGATGGTACATATCAACCAGCACCACGAGTAACAACGCAGGGATTAGAGCAGGACTTTGGCCTTCAGCAAGGCGCGCTGACTCCACAAACGACAGAGGGAAGGGTATTTGCTGAAGCATTGCCTTACCTCACTCCTGCTGGCGTTGAGAGAGCGGCAACACAGGCACCAACACTTGCTGGTCGAATTGCTCAGGGTGCAACTCGTCTTCTAGCAGAAAACGCAGTTGGATCACTTGCTGCAAACAGTGCGAAAGATGATGCGGAAGCACTCGCCACCGATTTAGGCGTTGGTGTGCTGGCTGGCGGTGCTATTAACGCTGCCGGACGTGGATTAGGTGCTGCTTATCGTGGTGTTCGTGGTTCGATAGCACCAGAAGCTCAACAGGCTATCAGGTTTGCAGAGCGTGAAGGAGTTCCTCTGCACACCACAGACCTGTTACAGCCTACTTCCCGCGTCGGGAAAATGGCGCAGACTACAGCAGAAAATATCCCCCTGGCTGGCACAAGCGGAATGAGAGCAACGCAACAGGAAGCGAGAAGCCAGTTGGTGCAGAGATTTGCCGATAAATTCGGTGAGTATGATCCAGCGGTTGTTATTGACAGCCTTAAAGCGAAAACATCAGGAATTCGTCGTGCCGCCGGTAATCGACTGGAGCAGGTTCAGAATGCTATGGCTGGAGTAAACATTCAGCCTGCGCGAGCAATTCAGCAGATTGATACAGAAATATCTAATCTGCAGAAGCTTGGTAAGGTCGCCGATAACGAGACTATTTCAAAACTTCAGTCCTATCGTGATGAGCTTGTTCGCAATGCTGGTCCTGATGGTCCGGTAAATCTGGATTTGAAGCAATTAAGCGATCTGCGCAGCCAGTTCAGAATGGACGTGAAGGGGGAACGACCAGTGTTGCCAAACCGTTCCGATGCTGCCATTCAGCGCGTTTACAAGGCGATGACAGACGATATCAATGGTGCCATTGGTCAGAATCTTGGCAACGATACTCTCCGTAAATATCAGCAGGCCAATGCCGTCTACGCTGACGAAGCGGCGAAACTAAAGAATACCAGGCTGAAGAATGTTCTCATGAAAGGCGACCTGACGCCGGAAGTTGTCAACAACATGCTATTCAGCAAGAACAAATCGGAAATTAAGACGCTGTATAACTCAGTTGGTCGTGTTGGCAGGGCGCAAATGCGCAATGGCATCATTGGAAAGGCGATGGAGAAATCAGGTGGTTCCCCTGACCAGTTCCTTCGGCAGCTTAACATCCTGCAAAACCAGACTGGCATCACATTTAAGGGGCAGGACGCTGCTTATCTGAAAGGATTAAAAAACTATCTGCAATCCACGCAGCAGGCTGCAAAAGCGGCAGTAACAACACCCACAGGGCAGCAAACTATCCCGTTCATTATTGGGTATGGGACGGCAATGAACCCGGCGACAACTGGCGCAGCAGTAAGCTACGGACTTCTTACTCGCGCCTATGAGAGCGAGCCATTCAGAAATGCAATGCTCCGAATGGCAAACACCCCACGCGGATCAACAGCGTTTGAGAAAGCCATGCAGCAGGCACAAAAGGCAATTAACGCTCTGACGCAGGGGGCTAAGTCTGATGCGTTGTCAGAATAGCTTTGCAAACACCAGGAAAGTGCAAAAACCAAATATGTAGAATGTAATATTCATCATATCTCTTTGCATAAATCCTCCGTAATGGATGGTTAGTTGCTGTCTTTTTTATATAGCTCCTTGAGCGTATCAAAGACAATTTTCTTAACCATATCAGATTGTTGTTCTGCCATACGCTCTGCATCGTCAATGTAAACTGATGCAGAGCTTTGTTTATCCAATGATTCTTCAATCGCTGCAATTATCTCTGAGTTCAGCGACCTGTTATTCATCTTCGCACGCTGCTTAATTTTCGCGTGGAGTTCATGCGGAAGTCTCAAGTGAAACTGCGCCTCGTCGTATTTGCTGTACATCCTTGATGCCTCACCAGTTGGGTGGAATGGCATCGTAACCTACTGGATAAATACTCAATAGTACCATTTCGGTATGCAATCACATCATGGTTGCATCATATCATTCGTCTGGAGCAATGAAATGTCAGATATCACCGCAAATGTTGTGGTAAGCATGCCTTCGCAACTCTTCACTATGGCTCGTTCTTTTAAAGCGGTTGCCAATGGCAAAATTTATATCGGTAAAATTGACACTGACCCGGTAAATCCTGAAAACCAGATTCAGGTTTATGTGGAGAACGAAGACGGCTCTCACGTTCCTGTTGCACAGCCAATCATCATTAACGCTGCTGGTTACCCGGTATATAACGGACAGATTTCCAAGTTTGTAACCGTGCAAGGCCACTCTATGTCTGTTTATGATGCGTATGGTGCACAGCAGTTCTATTTTCCGAATGTGCTGAAGTATGACCCTGACCAATTAAGGCAAGAATTAGCTTCTGACAGAGGAGCAACATTATCATTAAGTCAGATAGCTACTTCTTACGGTCTTGATTTCTCGTTAGGCGGTGTATGGCGGGAGGGGGTGTTATCTAATGTTGATAACTGGTGGTGGTATAATAATAAAATCTACACCGGTGGTAGCGGAAATCTGCCATCTATCCCATCAGCACCGTGGTATCCAATTCGCCCGGGATACAAATTAAACTTAACAGACTTTATTACCTCCAAGGGTGTGAGCGATATTCTTGACGTAGTGGACTGGCAATGGGCTTTCGATAGCGCGAAGCTCAATGCTTCTCACACATCAATGCTTGACATGGACGCACGCGAATACACTATGAATTCCACTGGTTACATAGCGCCACAGGGTGTTGGTCTTCGCGGTCCGAAAGATGCAATGATGAACCCGTCTTTAGATGGTATAGCTGTTATATATGTCAATAAAGAGCCATCATCAAACGATGTGTTTGTGACAATGCAAGGTGGAAACGCATTTGAAAATTTCGGTATATTCTTTGCTCAGCAAATCTACACCACACTGGCCTCAGCGTTAGATACTGGGACGATGTTCAAACGCGTACCTGCAACTGGAGCTGGTGATGAAATTATGACAAAAGCATGCATATTAAAGGGGGTTAGCGCGTGTGGGGTTGCAAAACTTTGGAGTGGAAGCCTTGATGACAATGCGACAGGTGAATACGATGAGATAATTCGCGTTTCTGCCACGCCAAACAAATTTGGGCCTACATTTCGGTATGGTATTAGCACTGATTTTCTGCGCACAAAAACAGTTCATATTAATGCTAATGTTGTTAGCGCGTATCGAGCTAGATATGGAGTTGATTTTACGGTAAGAGCGCTAACCAGCGACAATACATCAGCCATAGGATTCCTTATTGAGCGCATGGATGGTGGTCTATTCGAGGATATCCTGACATATGGTGTTCCATTCTCGGTTGTTTTTGGTGCTGTTGGCGGGTCTGGCGGGGTTAACTCAGGTAGTGCAAACTTCGTATCATGTGGCTTTGACGCAACCTGTTTTCCTATCTACATTAACGCCCCTACAGGAGCATTTGGTATTTCTTTCTCTAACTGCCAGGCTGTCTTCGATGAGCAGTATGGTGACACGTCCGGAGCTCTGGTTTATTTGGGCGCAGGAGCTTCCTCACATCAGATAATGCTTAGCAATATCAAGGTGCAGAAGTCAGCAAGTTTCAATTATCGACCAGTAAGGGCTGTTTCTGGAAGTGCGGATAACAGGGTGACAATTTCAACCAGTGCGTTAACAGCCAGTCAAGACGTTCTTGATGAGGGAACCAGTAATCGCATAAGCATTATTGGATCAACAAGAAACCTCGGCGGCCTTAATATGATGACTAATACTACGGCAGAATCATCGCTGGTGTCATCAATGGGGGAGTTGAATACAGTAGTAAGAAAGCAGTTATCAGTACCAATTCAAGCCGGCTCTTCATTTGTCAATTTGACAGTAACGTATCCATATACTGGTTGGCTTGCAACTCCTAATGTGATAACAGAGCTTGTCGGTGTGGCAATTCCTGGTCAACCAGATTCAACTCTTTACGACGTAAGAACGTTTTCTCGGACAGAAAATGGGTGCGTACTTAGATGCACCTTGAGCTCAGCAGCGACTGGTAACGGTAACCTTATAGTTGACATATATGTTGTCGGTACGGTTCGGGGAACGCTCAAAGCGGTTTAGTATTGTTTATAAGCCAACTCGCAACTATCATGCGCATAAGAACAATGGCTTGATAGTTGCTTGATTAGGGGGAATAGTGAGCAAAAACAGGTTGCATGGATTAGATGCGTGGAGAGGTGTTGCTGCGATAATGGTTGCAATTTACCATTTTAACGTTAATTCGTTTATGCATGAATTAACGATAGTTAAAAACTCATGGTTATTCGTTGAGTTTTTTTTCGTGCTAAGCGGATTTATCATGATGTATAATTATTCAGATAGAATTAATAATCGTGAGCAGCTACTTTCTTTTTTATTTAAGCGTTTTTCAAGGATTTGGCCTCTTCATATATTTGTTCTTTTTTTATTTGTGCCTGTAGCTATTGCTGGATATGTAATCGGTAATATTGATCCGTCTCGTTTTTCTGTTGCATCATTTATAAGTAATGTATTTCTTATCCAATCGTTAGGTGTGAATGATGGCGTGACATGGAACTCTCCATCGTGGAGTATTAGCTCAGAGTTTTTTGTTTACGTTGCGTTTGGCCTTATCACACTAACCTTTACTAAAGGGTGGTGTCGTTTTATTATTCCGTCTTTGATTTGCTTTGTTATTTTGACTAATTTTTCGAATATGGGTGATGCATACAAGCTGGCCTTCTTTAGGTGTGGTTATTCTTTTTTTATTGGGTGTGTAGTATATTATTTGTATAAATCAAAATCATTAAAATCTGGTACATGGTTAGAAATCCTATCGGTGGTTGCTGTTGTATTAACAATGTCATTATTTTTAATCAAAGGTAATGATTTGATTGCATATTGCATGCCTTTTTTATTCTGTGCCATTGTTTTCTCGTTTGCTCGCGGGGATGGTGTAATTAGTAAAGCAATGGGAAATAATCTTTTTATAAAGATGGGTGAGGTTTCTTACTCTATATATATGACGCATGCATTTGTTGCTATTTGTATAAAAAGCTTGTTGCTTTTATTTGGAAAGTTTATTAACCACAATTTTTTGGTTAAAATTGGTAACGAAACGCAAGTTAATCTAGGGGGAGTTCTAGCGAATAACTTATTGGATATAGTATTTTTGGTATTGGTCATATCTTTTTCAATGTTGACATATCGATATGTTGAGTCGCCATGTCAAAGAATACTCAATGCATGGTATAAAAATAAAAAGATGGTTGAGACATCAAATTTGGTTATGTGATTGGACTTTCTATACAAAGTCTTGCGCCAGATAGCAAGGCTTTGTGTTTTACGAATGATGAAGTTCACTCCTTACATATTCAAGCATACTTTTCGTCAAGCCAATCTGCCCACCACTGCATCATTTCTCTGCGTTTATCGAGATACTGAGCATGGTTGTAAATCCCACGCACAGATCCGCCGTTGGCATGTGCCAGTTGCACTTCAATAGCATCAGCAGGCCATTCGTGCTCGTTCGTAATCGTGCTGAATTCATGCCTGAATCCGTGACCGCTTTCCAGACCTTCATAGCCGATTTGTTTGATCACAAGCAGTACAGCGTTCTCGCAAATTGGCTTCTTCTTATCGTTGCGCCCGGCAAAAACAAACTCTGATACTGGTTTGGTGATTGAGCTTAGCGTAGTGAGAAGTTCAACCACCTGGTCTGACATAGGAACCACATGAATTTTGCGTCCCTTCATCACACTGGCGTCGATGGTGATAATCCTGTTTTCAAAATCGACGTTCTTCCATAGCATGGAACGAAGCTCTTTCGTTCTTAGGGCTGTGTAGCGTAAAACTTTGGTCGCAATGAGCGATACGATGCTTCCTGAAAATGTTGCCAGTGCTTTGTTGAATGCCGGGATCTGGTCTGCAGGAAGAAACGGGAAGTTCTTCTTGCGGTATCCCTTCATGGCGTCAGCAAGGTCAGGTGCCGGGTTATATTTAGCCCTGCCGGTGACAATAGCGTAACGGAAAACCTCGCCGCATCTTCTGCGTGCTTTGTTGGCTCGCTCCATTGCACCGCGATCTTCAAATCTGCGGATTACTTCCAGCAGTTGCATCGGCTCAATATCCTGAATCTCAAGACCGCCGATGATGGGTAAAATGTCGTCATCAAACATTTTGGCAAGTTCAGTTGCATAGCCTACTGACCAGACTTGCTTCTTGTGCTCGTACCATTCCTTGTAAATCGCACTAAATGAATTGTTGTTAGACGAAGCCTTTTTCGCCTTTACCGGATCGATGCCAACCGAGATGTCTTTCCTCGCAGTCCATGCCTTATCCCTTGCTTCCTGCAAAGTCATAAGCGGATATTTTCCGACGGTCAGGATTTTCTCCTTACCGTCAATCTTGTAGCGAAGCTGCCATACCTTTTTCCCGGATACAGGAACATAAAGGTACAGGCCATTACCATCGAGAAGGCGGTATGGTTTTTCTTTCGGCTTTGCTGCTTCAATCTGCTTAACGGTGAGCAT